CTTTTCCTAACGGACAATACGATGACTATGTTGATTCTATGACCCAAGCTGTGTTAAGATATCGACAAGGTGGATTTGTTACAACGTACTCGGACGATTGGGACGACCCGCCAATAAAATTTGAAAAAGAGTATAAATATTATTAGGAGAACCTATGCCAAGAAAAGTTAGTAGATCTTATGCTGAGATGAAAAAGAAACATCATGGTGAAATGAAAGAAAAGGCAAAAGCACAAATGTATTTAACAGGTGGCCAAGCAAAATTAGACAAGAATAAAAATAACAGAATTGATGCAGAAGATTTTAAATTACTTAGAGCTGGCAAAAAGAAAGGTGGCATGTTCAGAGGCTACAATAAAGTTTTTGCAACAGCAGCTGGACCAGGCTCAACTGGAACTAGCACAATCGTAGGTGTAAAACCAAATCCTAAAAAACCTAGAAAGACTTTCAAGTCAATGGCAGAAATGAGAAAAGCAAAAGGTTTCAAAGCTGGAGAGACTGCAGCTCAATTTAACAAAAGAAAAGCAGCAGAGAGTTTTGCAAAGAAAGCAGCTAAAGCTACAGGTGCAAGAGGTAAAATTGCATTAGGTGTAGCTGCAGCAGGAGTAGGTGCTATTCAATATTTAAAAAATAAAATGAAAAAAAATAAAGAGAAAAAAGCTGAGAAAAAAATGGGTGGTGGATTAATGGCTGCAACGCAAAAATTAAAAGCAAAAGGTTTGAAAGCTGGTGGACCAATGGGCCCGTCAGGAAGAGGACTTGGAAGAGCAGCAACAAGTGCACAAGTAGCAAGAAGAGCAGGACCACGAAATCCGAAAACTATAAAAAAAATAAAACAAAAAAATCTTGAAGACAGAGCATACGAAGCAGGAGTATCTAATGTTTTTTCTAATTTTAGACAAGGACTGAAAAAAGCAGAAAAAAAATATGCAAGTATTCCTTCTGGAATGAAAAAAGATCCAGATACTGATGCAGATATAAAAATTAAACTTATTAAATCTAGTAGAAAAGACCCTTTCAAAGAAATGGATGATTCTAGAAGAGAGGTCTTTGCAACTGAAAGAATGGGTGGTGGAATGATGAATAAGCCCATGGGTTACAAAGCCGGTAAGTCTGTAAAAGTAAAATGCAAAATAGGTAAAAACAAACCTACAAAAATGTATTAGGAGGGACAATGTCCCTGAAGAATATTTTAAGCTTCGGTCGGAGACTTTTGGGGCGTGGTAAAAAAGAATCCGCACAACCGGCTACCGGACAACAACAAAAACAAATCACATACGATCCAAAGCCATCACAAGCTTCAGGTCAAGAACTTGCTACACAAGAATTAAAAAGCCCACCAGTTGTTCTCAAAAAAACTAAACCATTACAAATGGGTGATGATGTTGCACCTGCATTTGGATCATCTACTTATGATTGGGTTATGAAAATGGGTAGAGGTAGATATACAGCAGACGAGTGGATTGATCATTTAACTTCTACAAGAAAAGTAAATTTTAAAGTTTTTGGTAAACCATCATCAAGAATAGAAAGAGCAGAAAAACAATTTGTATATGACTCTGGTCCTTTCCAAGGTAAAATGGTCAACATATCGAAAGAAGAATTGTTTGATACAAATCTTGCATCATTTAATGAGGCAGGTGATTTGACTGGTGGTTTGTTAGCTGCTGCTAAAAAATTTGGTCTAAAGTTAGATGCTAATGAACTTGGTGCTATGATTAAATTAAATCCATTAAATAGAGTTAGGCCTGTAGAATTAGGTGCAGTAAAAGGTGCACAACCAGCTTTTGATTTAGCACACAAAAATATGACTAACGCTATCAATACATTGAAAACAAGATTTGCCTCTGATAGTGATTTGGTTCAACATTTTGATGATGCCATTTATGAATTAGGTGCAATGAAAAGTGGTGATGTTTCAACTCCTGTATTTAGGAATCTTAGAGAATCATTACGAAGAGCTAAAGCAAGACCTGATGTGAGAGAGCAGGATAAAATGTTATTGAACAAAGCAGAGGCAGAATTAAACAAAGCTGCTGCCCCACTTAAGGGAAACAAAACATATTACAAAAATGAAACTAATTACACATTACAAGGTGGTACTGATTACAGAGAAACAATTATGACATTACCAGAGGAGATAGTAACAAATAGAAATACGTACAACACAGGTGGTCACTTTGGAGAAGTCCTTGGTAAAGAAACAAACAATCTTTATCACATTAGATTCGATACAAGATTTACACCTGATGGAAAAAAAGTATTTATGATTAATGAAATACAATCTGATGTAAATCAAAGTATTGCAAAAGCATTAAGCAAGGCTCAACAATTAGATCCATCTGTAAGGGTCAATCCGTTTCAAAAAGACATTGAAGTAACTATGTTACTAAATGCAAGAGACAGGTTAACAACAGATGTAGCTCAAGCTCTTGCTAGAGGTGATCAGTTCACAGCAAAAACTTTATCTGACCAACTAGCGAAAACTACCAAAAATATTGTGGCTATGTCTAGAGCAGGAACTGGAAAGCACGATTATTTTCCTATGGTTGAAGCAGATCAATATGGTGATCATGCTTTGAAATATCTTATACAAAAAGCAGCAAGAGAAAATGTTGATTATGTTGCCGTTGCTCCGTTTGATAAATTAAGTTTTAGACAAGGCTATAAAGCTGGTAATGAAAGATTTTACGGATATGCCTCTGGCAAAGGAATAAACAAAAGCGGTAAAGCTGTAATGCCAACTCTTATGAAACGTATTGCAAGATTCTATGATACTCAAGCAGGGCCAACTAAGATATCGTTATCTGATCCGAAACTTCCATACAAAAAAATACGAACAAATAAATTTCAATATCCTACAAAACATAAGCTTAGAGACAAAAAAATACAAAGTACTTATCATGAGGAGGCTTCATTAGAACAAGATGGAAATTTGGTATATATGGAGCCATCTAATCCTAACTTGTATTTTGATGCTTTTGCGATTAAAGTGAGCCCACTCATGAGAGGCACACAAAAAACATACAAAGCTCTAGGTGGACTTGTAGTAGATATCTTTAAACCAATAAGGTACAATTAATTATGGCAGTAGAAAAAGTAACAGAGGAATTCAAAGAAGAAGTAGAGGGTGTTGAAGAACCAGAGGGTTTACCAGTTGACGTAGAGGTTGAAGGTGAAGAAACTATCGAAGAGGATAGACCTGAGGATGATTTCAATGCTAATTTAGCTATGGCTATGGACGAGAGAGATCTTAAGTCTATGGCAAATGAACTTATTCAAGAATACAAAAAAGATAAGCTTTCTAGAAAAGAATGGGAAGATGCTTACATCAAAGGTTTAGATTTATTAGGCACTAAATATCAGGAAGTAACAAAACCTTTTAAAGGGGCTTCCGGTGTCACTCATCCATTGTTAGCTGAGTCTGTTACACAATTCCAAGCACAAGCATACAAGGAGCTTGTACCATCTGATGGTCCTGTACGGACACAAGTTGTAGGCTTACAAACACCGGCCACCGAACAACAAGCAGATAGAGTAAAAGATTATATGAACTATCTTCTTATGGAAGAGATGGAGGACTATACAACTGACATGGATCAAATGTTATTTTACCTACCACTATCAGGATCAACATTCAAAAAAGTTTATTATGATGCTCTACTAGGTAGAGCTGTATCAAAGTTTATACCAGCTGAAGATTTAGTTGTTCCTTATTTTGCATCTGATTTAAAAGATTGTGAGAGAATCACACATGTCATCAAGATGACTCAAAACGAAGTTACAAAAAAAATGGCAGGAGGTTTTTACAGAGACATAGAACTTACTGAATCACATACTGAACCAGATGATGTACAGAAAAAATTAAATCAACTTGAGGGTATAAAGAAAACAGGTGATGATTATTTACATACAATATTAGAAATGCATGTTGATTTGAATTTAGATGACTATGAACAATTTGACGACAGAGCAAAAAAAATAAAAATACCTTACATTGTTACAATTGATGAAGGATCAGGCGAAGTTTTATCAATATATAGAAACTATAGGCCAATGGATCTTTCATTCCAAAGAATAGAATATTTTGTACATTACAAATTTTTACCAGGTTTAGGTTTTTATGGTTTTGGATTAACACATATGATTGGTGGTTTATCCCAAGCTGCAACTCAATCACTAAGACAACTGATTGATGCAGGTACACTCAAAAATTTACCAGCAGGATTTAAGTCGAGAGGTATTAGAGTAAGAGATGACGACCAACCAATTCAACCTGGAGAGTTCAGAGATGTAGATGCACCAGGCGGAAATATTAGAGATCAGTTTTTTAATTTACCATTTACAGAGCCTTCAGTAACTTTATACAATCTTTTAGGTTTTGTAGTACAAGCAGGACAAAAATTTGCAGCAATAACAGACACAGCTGTTGGTAATGACACACAAAATAGAGCAGTTGGAACTACAATGGCACTTATGGAACGTGGTTCACGTGTTATGAGTGGTGTTCACAAGCGTTGTTACTATGCAATGAGGCTTGAATTTAAAATTTTAGCAAGAATTTGTGCAGAATCACTACCACCAGAGTATCCGTATGACGTTTACGGTGGCCCAAGACAAATAAAAGCTGCAGATTTTGATAACAGAGTTGATATTTTACCTGTTGCAGATCCAAATATCATGTCTATGGCTCAAAGAGTGACTCTTGCACAAGCACAATTACAAATTGCACAGTCAAATCCGCAATTACACAACATTCATGAAGCCTACAGAAGGGTTTATGAGGCATTAGGAACAAAACAAATAGAAGCAATACTTAAACCACCACCAAAACAACCTGAACCTTTAGATCCAGCTAAGGAAAACGCACGTGCTTTGCAAATGAAGTTGCTTACTGCGTTTGAATTTCAAGATCATGATGCACACATAGCAGCTCACATGGCTTTTATGGCTACAAGAATGGTTCAAATTAATCCACAGGTGTATGCTTTGATGCAATCACACATCTCTGATCACGTTTCTTTCAAAGCAAAGGCAGAAGTTAAAGCAATGATGATGCAAGATCAAAGAATGATGGCTTTAGCACAAGCTGATCAACAACAATTTGAGATAGCATTTGAAGCTGAGGTTGCAAAAGCTGCAGCGAGGATAACTCAAGAACTTGCACAGACTGAGATGCAGGCAAATGCTGCTAAACAAGACCCATTAGTAAGAATCAAACAGCAAGAAATTGATTTAAGAGCTATGGATCTGCAAAGAAAGGCAGAAGA